ATTCTAATTTTAATTGTTGTTTTTTGTAAATATCATTTCTATCATCATCTCCTCTTTCAAGATGTATGTTCTCTCTAAGCATCATTAGACTAGCTATTGCATGGTCTATATGATTATGTGTTGACTCATCAATATCTTTGCCTATCATCCAGGCATTAAGATGTCTTTGAGCTGCGTCATAATAACGTAACCAGTTAGTACCATGTGAATAATTAAACTTAGAATACTTGTTAGCCCCATAATTAAATACTTTAGCTACACTCATTAAAGATAGCTGAGGTACATCACTCATACAGGGTTTACCCTCATCAAACTTAATAGTTTCCCTTACTTTCATTGTCTTCTTTTCTAAAATACTCATCTCTATACCTTTCTATGTCCATATTAGGAACTGAAGCCACTTCAGCATCCTTATCTATTGTAACACCTAAAGCTTCACTTAAATGTTTCCTTGCTTCCTTTGTAGGATATAAACAAGCTTTAGTTCTACTAAAAAGAGTTTTAGTTTTATCATATCTTAATAAGATACTCAATAAATTCTCTTTAAAGTCTTCACTCATTTGTGAATACTTACCGTTAACAAATTTATTAAAATCATTTAAGTATTGCATAGGTACATACATTTTAACAATACACCAATCTTCAGATGTTTTGTATCCAATAAAGTACTCATCTATACTTAAAGTTTCTAATATTTTATTAAATTTGGTTTGGTCTAAAATAGGTTTTTTGAATGTTAAGTATAAAACATCTTTTTGAGTATCTCCTCCAATATAACAATTATGAAAATTCTCTCCATAAAAATCAAATGAATATCCTAACATACTTCTTACAAAGATATTTGATTTAGTAACTTTAGTTACATCAAAATTATCTTCCTTACTAGTTTTTTCTATCTCCTCTATCATCTATCCCCTCTTACTAGTTATTATTATTATTATTATTGTAGATTTAGATTAGCTTCTAAATCTAACTTATCTTCTACTAAACTTGTTTGAAAGAATAGTCCTGAATTACCTAATCCTAATAACTTAATAAGCTTATAGTTTTTAGTAAATTCTTCTATACCTTGGTATTCACCAAATTTAATAATGTAGTGAATTAATACTTCACATGTATAATCCATTACTTCAATTCCAGAAAATACTTCTTCAGCAAACTTAGCTCCTTTACCTGGAATACCTTTAATATTATCTATAGAATCACCTGTTATTACTTGTGTCCACAAGTTTAACTGAGCGGTATCTTCACTAATATCATAAAATTCTGGTTTCTTGTAGTTATAATGATTTCCTGGAATTTGATCTAGGTCTTTATCTGTATGAACAATTAGGACATTCTGCTTCAATTGTTGACTACACATATTAACTAAATCATCTGCCTCATAACCATCTACTCTACAGAAACCTAAGGTTTCAATAGCATAAGCTGTTAATTCTTTCAAGAATCTAGGTTTTTCTAATTTCTTACGATTAGCTTTGTATTCTGGGTAAAAACTATAACGATGAGAACCAGCTGTTAAGAAAGCTACATATTGAAGACAACCTGAGTCCATTAGAATCTTTAAAAAGTATGTGTTAAATTCCTCAATCACATTATTTAAAGTTCTTTCAGCTTGAGCTCCATATTGAGCTATTTGATAATCATCTTGTTTCTTATCTACACAGACAGCAAATAAAATACTATCTGCATCAATTATAGCTGTTTTAAGCCCATTATCTTGTATTATCTTAGTATTACTTATAAAGTCTACTAAAGTTCCTCTAATCGAAGGATTAGGCACTATTTTAATCTGCATAGTCCTCCTCTAACAATTCAACCTCTTCGTTATGCATTACTGCTAACCATTGGTCATATAAAACTTTGTAGGGCTCATTTAAGGTAAACATTTGATAATATCTCCAAAGTTCCTCATCTCCTTGTTCATAAGCTATTATAAACTCATCACTAGAAATAGTATCATTAGTTAGATACTCTTCTATCATAGGCCCTAAAGTATACCTACCATTAAGAGCTGCATCATACTCATCGGATTTAGGTCCAAATTGAGCTAAAACACCTTCTATTAATTCAGTAGGATACATATAAATAGAACCTTTATACTCTCTGTCTATTACTGAGTTACTTATTAATTCCACTTCCATATATATTTAAATTACTGTATTGGTTAATTAAATAATCGTTTAGATTATCAACCATTTCTTCATATTCTGCAGCTATACTTTCTTTATAGATATAACAATCATTAACCTCATCATAATCAAAGATTAATTCAGGGTCTTTATATTTATCTTTAATAAGTACATCAGCTAAATCTGAAGCTAAAGTAAAACTATCTAAACTAATTGTTGTATTTTTAATTTGTTTTTCAGTGGCTTTACTCATTTGTATCATTTATAGTATATATTGTAATAATTAATTGTCTTCTACCATCTTCAGTAGGTATAAATCTTGTTGGTATTTCTTGAATAAATTCAGATGAATCATCTGCACCTACAACTAGTTTTAGACAATCTAATAATACCTTACGGTATATTAAAGCTAGATTATCTATATCCCAGTTATTTCTATCAATACTTTTAACAAAAGTCATATCTACCCCAATTGGAAACAATTTAGGGTCTATTTTTTGTAAATCATTTAATTCATTAAGAAAGTATAATTTAACTTCTCTAGCAATTTTGGTTCTTAGATGAAAAGGTAATCCAACCCAAATATCTTGTCCAGATATCTTCTTCAACTTAGGAGTTCCAACACTCCTAACATTTTTAATTACTTTTTCACTACTTTCTTTATTAATTAATATACCTTCTTTGTTAAAACCATAGTCTTCTTTCTTATACTTCTTAGGTATAGGGACTCCGCGTTTATAAAAAGTAGGTCTTCTCTTGTTGCTAAGTGTAACATATTCTATATAGTTGTCTAAAACTTTTTGATATATTATACTTTTATCATCTATTTGGTAACCTCTCATATACTTTCCTCATACTTTAATTAAGTATTATTGTATTAGAGTAGGCTATCAATCAACACTTTTGCTTCTCTTAACCCAAACTTTGCAGTATAATCACTAATATCTTTAGCTCCATATTCATCTGGTATGTATAAAGGTGTAAAATCAGGAAAAGCTGATACTATTTCATTAGTACCAGCAATTCCAGCTTTATCATTATCATAAAAAGAATAGAAGTTTTTTAATCCAAGATTTTTTAGTTTCAAATATAACTCAAAAGTAAAAGGATTAGTTTCACCTTGTAAACTTATAGCTCGATAACCCAATTTGTATAGACACATAACATCTTTTAGACTCTTGGTTACTATAATAGTATCAAATGTAGATTTCTCATAATTTGATATTTCTTGACTGAACACGTTGGTCACTAGAACATTATATCCTTCTATATCATTTTGATTACCAGAAAACAGCCATTTAGTTTTCTTGTTTTTAGTTAAAGGACAATAGATTTTATAAGTTTTATCAAATTGATAAGCATATACAGGGTTTTTATTGTTATAAATTCTGCATAAACTACCATTTAACCAAACATATTTACAACTCTTTACATTAAATAATTTTAAAGTATTTTCATCTATACCATATAGACTCCAATAATCTAAATCTACTTTAGTAAAAGGCTGCTCTTCTATTGTGATGACATTCTTCTTAGGTTTGATCAGATGTGTTATTTCTGTTACAGGTTGACTTTGATGTAAAGTATTGCTGGTAGTAATAGGTTTTTCTGACTTACTAATAAGATTAAAATCATTAGAAATTATCCTTAAAGCTTCTTGGAAGTTACAGTTATATAATTTTTCTACTATATTGAAACAATCAAATATTTCTTTAGTACCAAAATCTTTAGCTGTAAATTTATTTCCATTATATTTTATTCCAAAACTTGGATTTTTATCCTCTCTAAAAGGACTAGATATTAAGTTACTATACGCTAATTTAATATTAAGATAGTACTCAATAATTTGTTGATCTGATAGCCTACTTAATACAAAATCTTTAGTTATGTAAGAGTCTTCAGAATTTATCATTGAAAAATCGAACATAACTAAGATTTTATTTTTTATTAATTAATTAAATTTAGAATGGTAAGTCATCTGTTTTAGCTAATTGAGGTGCATTACCATCAATAGTTGCTTGGTTAACTTTCTTTAAGTCATACTGATTATTAGTATCATAAACTAAAGCACTCATTTCTTTAGAGGTAGTCATTGCTTCTGCAAAGTTAGGTAAACCTAGTACAGTTTTTACGTATACTTTACCATCTCTACTAGAAACAAATTCTTCACCTGTAAATTTAATTCTTAAAGTTTGACCTTTAAGTATTTTGTTAACATCGTCAATTGAAGTTGCTGCATTAACTACATCTTCTGATGCAGATTTAGTCATTAAATGCTTTAGTTTTCGCATTGTATACTGAGGTGCCCCTCCTTCCATTGACATGTCAATTGTTAACTCTGCGCCATCAGCACTAGTAAAAGGTACTCGAATTACCTTCTTACCTTTATCTGTAGTAGTTTCAGCTACTGATCCAATAGTAACATTCTCATTTACTCCTGGACGGATTACTGGTTTTACTTCTTTTGATGATTGTACTTCTGCAAAGTTAAATGTTGTTTCGCTCATATATTTATCGTATTATGTTTGTTGTGGTTAAAGGAATATGTTTATTATTTGTAATCTTGTATATAGTAAAGTTATTGTATAACAATAGCATCACCATCTTCTGTAATTTCTATCTGAGGAGCATTAGGAGTAAAACTCGATAATTCCTCAGTTGTATAAAGACCGTTAATTAAATCAGGAGCAACTCTATTAGCACCTTTAGAATAACATCTCCAATACTGCATAACAGCAGGTTGTTTCTTCCAATTGTCCTTATTAGTTAATCCTAATCTCTCAGCATCTCTATAGGTATAAGATACATCTTCTTCTATACCATCTCGATAGAATCTAATAGTTGTAATATAATCAACTTTAGCTCCTTTCTCGTCTAAGATAGGTTCAAAATCTTTTATAGTTTTGGTTCTTACACCTCCCTTTCTGATAAGGCTAGCCATACCTTTCGGTTTTAATGCTGGCTTACCCATTATCACATCTATAAGCTCAAAAGAAGCCATAGTTTCAAGTCCTAATTCTTTACCTTTCAAAGCTATAACAACAGCTTGTTCTGGCTTCTTAATTGAACTTGGTAATAACCCGCTTGCAATCCATGTTTCAGCTTTTACTAATAAGTCAGCTTGTGCTGATTCATCATACTTTTGTAAACTTGCTGTAACCCCATTTTTTTCTTTTTCTTCTTCTTGCATCTAGTTATTTTAATTTGTTTAAATACTCTTTGTATAGGTCTTCGGTCATTTCAGTAGCTTTAGGTAATTCTATAAATGTACCAGCTTTAGGATTAAAAAGAGTTCCTATCGCTATATTATCAACAGATAATCTGTTTTTAATAATCTTTAACATCACAAAATTACTTTTAAAGTCATTCAATTTGTAATTAAGACTTTCTCTCATATCAAGTTTCCAAGGATTTAGAAGTCCTATAACAACATCACTATCGTCATAAGGATTTCTAGTATTCTTAAAGTCAGATTGTTGAGGAGATAAATCTACCCCTTTAAACTTACTTCTTTCTACACTAGATAATGAGTCATTAAACTGACTTATGTTAAAAAAGCTAATACCAAACTGATTGCTTAGTTGAACGCAATACTCAGACCACTTATCAATATTTTCTTTTACAGAGAAGCCTCTTTCAAGACTTAATAAAGATATATGATCTACTATTACTAAACATTGCCAGTCTGGATTAGTTGGTTTAAAACTAACTATTTTCTTCTTGACATTTCCTTCAGAATCTGTGTAATTTTCATAAGTAAATTTACCATGGTCTGCGCCAAATTTCCATAAAGTATGATACATACCTGTAGGATTTTCTGGTTTAAAATAGAAATTTATCTTACTAAACATTTCTTCCATATAAGGAATTTCAGCATTAACTAGTCCTAACTCATAAGAATTTAACCTATTTTGACCTAAACCTTTTATCCTCTCAGGAGGAATAGTAACACCATACTTATTAAATATAATAGTACTTAACCAGTTACACTGCTTAGTTACTTTGTCTATTTCATAAGAATAATAAAATACATCTAGTTCTATATTTTTAGCTTGTGCATCTTGTATTGCATTACTAACCATATAATCACATAATGTTGTTTTACCTGTACCGCTATTCCCTCCTATAAGAGTTTTACACTTTCTTTGTACACCAAAGATGTAGTTATTTAGCCTATTAAAGCCATTAGATAACCCTTCATACTTCCCATCTAAACCTTCGTCTATCCGTAACTTTAAATCACTCATCTAACTATATTCCAGTTAATTCATTAGTTGAATAAGTGTCTTGATTATTGTTTACACCTTGGACATAGGCTTCACAAGCTCCGCTCAACATACTTATTCCATCTTTATAGATAAAATTAGGCGCAAGTTTCATCATTGAATAATTCTTACTTTTCATATCCTCAATATAGTTCTTGGTGGCTTCAAGAATTATATCTTTGGTGAACTCAGAATTATCTACTAAAAACTTAAACATCTTTTTATCACAATCTTTTATAGAGGTTCTAACATAGTAACCTCCTGATTTAATACCTTTAGGAAACAAATCATACCAATCTTCTATCCAAAGTATTTTATACTTAGGTAAAATAGATTCATTACTAGGGGCACTAGTAGACTCTTTAAAGAATC